ACATTTCCAGACGTTGCGGTTACACCGTCAGATGGCTTAACGTACCAAATATCAGATATCTGGAACTGGCTTGCGCCGCTGCTGTTTGAACTCGTTACATGGTGTGCGCTAACGCCACCAATTGTAACGCTCCCGACTGTTGTCCCAGTGTTTGATGTTCGGCTGAAAACAGCAACCGCGATCACACGATTTGCATCGTTGGCGCCGAATGCCATTGACGCATAAGTAATCGGGCTGCCGCCTACTGTATCGTCCTTGTAATCCTGATATGTGATAGAGAACGACGCCGCCGCATCAGTGGTGAAGGATGATGTCGGCCCGCTTATGCTGCTATCGTTGAACCCGTTCGCTTGCAGGAAGAAGGCGTAATACGTGGTGGCGGCAGTAAGGCCGGTAACGCTGACGGACTGCGCACCGCTCGCGGATACTGCTTGGCTGCTTGCCGCAGCCGCCCCGGACCCAGATTTGAGATTAGCCGCGCTGGGCGCGCTGTTCGATGTTGAGACGTACCAGTAGAGGGTGCCATATCCCTCGTTAGTCGAAACACCGAGGGTCGCCGTCGTGCTGCCCGTCTTCGCCCCTGTCGGGATGGTAAGCGTTGCCGCCGCTGTATCAACCATTGTAAAGGCGGAGGACTTGACGACCGTGGACTGGTTGCCAAACTGGTCTTCGTGCATGAAGTGCGCGGTGTAGGTCGTCAGGCTCAGGCCCGTCGCATTCGCAATCGTCTGCGCTCCGGTGCCGGAGACCGCTTGATTGTTGGCGTATGCAGCCGCCGCGCTGCTGTTGTCCTGTCCGGCCTTGACCTGCGCAGCCGTGCCCGACGTGTTTGATGTCGTGACGACGTAATAGAGCCGGCCGTTTCCCTCGTTGGTAGATGCGGCGAGAGATGCAGTGGAGTTGGTGACTTGCGCCGCAGACTGAGACGATACAGTTGGCGCGGTCTGGTCCTGACCCCAAGAGGATGTAGCCGCAACGCTTGATTGCTGCGCAAACTGGTCCTCGTGCATGAAGTAGGCGTAATATGTCGCCGCACTCAGTCCGGTTGCCGTTGCAGTCTTTGTCCCGCTTGTCGTGATCGCCTGGCTGCCAGCAAAGACAGCGGCCGTGCCGCCATTGTTCTGCCCAGCCTTGACCTGCGCCTTGCTGGGCGGCGTGGCCGATGTCGTCACCACATAGTACAGCGTGCCGTTGCCGACGTTCGCGGCGCCGTTCGTGGTGGATACGGATAGCGTCGCCGTAGAAGTCGCAAGCTGGACGCCGGAAGCCGCCGAAAGAGTTGGCGCGCTGGCCTGTACGTACAGGTTAACCGTGTTGGAATATCCGCTTGTTTGACCGCTATGTGTAAGGCGTTCCTTTACTGTATACGTCCCATCAGATAGCGCCGAGAGCCCAAGGTTGACCGTCCCAGTCGATATATCGGAGCCAGTCAGTGTGTACGGAGTTTGCGCCACACCATTGACGTACATCGTGACGGTATCGCCAGCGGCGGCAGCCGCCGGGAAGTCAATGAGGAATTGCGGGGTCGTTACGTTCGTTTGCCCGTCACTATTTGAGGTTCCGGTGTCACTTGCAGCAAGTAGCGAAATAACAGATGCAGGGAACCCGCTCGCCGCCCCGTCCTTCCATGGCAGGGTGTTGTCGTTCCACGACATATCGGGGCTTTTGCACGGCGGATTTGTCCCGTCCCAAGCCTGCCAAGGCAGCGTGGTATCGTTCCAGTTCTGCGCCATGGCTATTCGTCAGCCTGCTCTAATTCATATTCTGCGATGTATTGATCTAAACTCTTGGGCTTGATCATCTCAGCAATAATGTCTTTCGGCTTGGGCGGGTCTTCCATCCACGGCCGCGACATGCAGGCATAGCGCGCCTCGTCGCCGGCATGATCCTCGCCGTCCGTATCAACGTCCTCTGGCCGGTCTGGATCGTGCTGGAGCGCGGGGACGGTGCGGATGAAGTCCTTGCACGTTGAGAACGTGTAGAGCATCGGGCGGCCGTCTCCGTCGCCCTGGAGCCTACGCCGCATCTGGTCCCAGCCGCCGAGGGCGCCTAGAGTGGCGACCCGCTTGTTGTCGGCGCGCTTGAACCAGACCTTACCCTTAGTCGCGACCGCCATGCGCTCGGCTATGGATGGACCGCCGTCTACGCTGAAGGCGGCCGGGTCTAAAACTCCGTAGGCTATTTGATCAGGTCCTTCGCGTTCCAAAATTCCTTCAGCGACTTGTTCTGCTGTGAGTTTGAGCCCCACGTTGGGCGTCCCATCTGATCCATACCATTCGCGATAACGGATGAGAGAACCACGGGGTAATACGGCAACTCCACCCACCCCCCGGCTGCCGGCGTCCACTTCGTAGTCGTCTCCAACCACGGCCCACCATCCGACGCTAAATGGTCGCGCACTACCCCAGTCAGCCGACCTAAATCGAAGCCAGTCGTCGGGGATGCTAAATGGCCGGATGACATGCTTGCCTGAATCCCAGCAGTCGAAAAAGGCGCCTTCGACAACAGACCAGTCGCCACCAAGCCAGGCGCGGACCAGCGTCTCGGACCCGCTCGCCTTGATCTGATTTACGTACTGATCGTCTAGGCTTGGATTGTCGCTGACGCGGCTCGGGATATAAACCCGTTCCAGCCCCGTCAGTGAATCGCGGATGACACGCCACCCACCTGGAGCGGGATCGATATAACGAGCTTTAACCCATTGGTGTCCCGGCCCTCCAGGATTTCCAGTGGCGCGAAAGCCCACAGGTACGCCAGCCCCGGACCGGAGCGTAGCCATGAGTTTAAGGATCGGCTTCTCGGATGGGAAATTCCCGATCTCTTCGATATAGACCCGAGTGTAGCTGTGACCTTGGTACGCTTGCGCGTCTTGGTCCCTTTCGAGGTACGCGAACCGGAGCCGCGCGCCATTCGGCGCCCTCCACATTTTATCCTGCTCGCCCATCGTCCAGCCTAAGGGCGTGTAAATCACCCGGCTGCGCTCGATGGTCTCGATCAGCTCAGTCCGTGTCCGCCGGACCATCAAGCCTATCGCATTCTCGCCGTACGTATCGGCATGCTCTAGGAAGTCCCCAAGCACCCCGTCTGTCTTGCCGCCTCCGCGTGCATGTCAGAGAAGCCGCCCCTGCCCCCAGAGCCTAAGCCCCAGGGGCAGAGGCAGCCCCCCCGAAGAACACTTCAAAGACGGGGCAGGATATCAATGCGGACTGAGGACCTGGATGAGGTTCCCATATCACGGAAATTTCTGTCATCTATTGCCCTGCAAACCCTGCAATCTCTCCACAACTCAACCGTATTGTGTTCAGCGCCGCAGCTGCCCAAAACAAATACCCGATATTCGATGTCTAACTGGTCTAGATCAGGCATGCCACTCACTGAATAGTCTGTGGCTCGCTGTGCTGCTGCTGCCATTCGGTGACTGTCTTGGCCTTCTCAGGTAGGCGGGCGACGTAGCGCACCGTCGTCTCGGATTTAATCTCTGCCGAACTCAGGTCTGGGAGCACCTTGCGAAGTAGCGCAATCCCAGCCGTGACTTGCGACGCAGATAACTCTCGGCGCCCTTCTGCGTGTTCAATCAATATGTTGAGAATATTGCTGTTCTGGATTTTATGCCTATGGTCATCCGGCATCTTAAATCCGGCTTGTCTACCCCTCTTTGCAGCCATTTAATTCGTGCCAATTGATTTTTGTGGGGGATCAGGCCGCCCGGTTCGCTCTAGCCCCTCATGTGAGGTGACTGTTGAGTCTGGTCGGGCAGGCAACACGGGCGGCCCGAACGAAAAAACCCGCTCGCCATTGCTGGCTTGCGGGCAAAATTCCTATCCTAGGGTTTCTGCCATATCACGACCGGATTTCAAAGTCAACACCCTATCTGAATATTTTTGCGAGCGCCCGCAGACCTACCCGAAGGTTCCTAATATCATCCCCATTTAGGGTAGCCGCCGGTCGGTTCTCCACGGCAATGCCGTACACCAGCCAGTTAACCCGTGACCCGATACCATTAGCCATTCCCGCCTCTAGGAGAGCCCTACGTGCGTCCGCGAACTGGCGGCGTGCTGCGAGTATGGTTGCCCCGTCCGGCTCACCAGCGCAGCTTAGACCGCCACCAACCATGCCTGTATCGGGGGAGCGTGGCATGGGCATGGGAAGTCCCATCATGCCGGCGTGGCGGTGGATTAATTGCGCGTAGGATTCGCCCGCCTCGTACTCGTCCTGGCTGACAATGCGCTTAAGGAATAGAATCCCAAGCGTGAACCCGAGTAATGCGTTGTGGGCATCGTCCGGGCGTGCCCCATCCCGGATGCGTTGCGCCATGAC